CCGGCACGCCGGCGGTAGTCATATGCGCGCATGTTTAGGCCTGTGCGGCGGCTTTTTAGTGTGGCCGCCGCGTAGGCATGCATATAAAGGTTTTGGCGCAGGGTACCCCGCCCTGCGCTTTTGCATAGTTGCGGCTCGCTCACGCTCGCCGCCCGCTCGCCCTGCGAGCGGCCGTAAGTCCAAATGTGTTCAGTTAGTTGTTAGGTGTGAATCTTGTTAGTGGCTGGGTTTGTTTGAGTGTAGGAGTTGAGGAATTTTTGGTAGAAAAAAATAATTTGGATGGTTGGAAGTGGGATCGTTGGCAGCGTGAGGTTATTGAGCATGATGGTAATGTGACTTTGCGGACTGGTCGGCAGGTTGGGAAGAGTACGGTTGTGGCTGAGAAGGCTGTTCGTTTTGCGTTGGGGAATGTGGGTGTTGTTATTTTGGTGATTGCGGCTTCGCAGCGTCAGGCTGGTTTGTTGTTTGATAAGGTTCGTGGTACGTTGGAGTTGCATGAGGGGGAAAGTATCTTTAAAGAGCCGCCGACTTTAACGAAAATTTTATTAACTAATGGTTCTAAGATTTTATGCTTGCCGGCTGGTAAGACAGGTCATTTTATACGTGGCTATACCGTAGACCTGTTGATAGCTGATGAAGCTGCCTATATCCCAGAGATTGTTTGGAACTCGGTTATTCCTATGATAGCAGTCTCCCGTAAGACTCGCGGTTTCGGCTGGTTGTTCCTGTTATCCACGCCGTTTGGGAAGGGTGGCTTCTTCTATAATAGTTTTAGTGATCCTGATTTTCGTCAGTGGCATGTGTCTAGTGAGGATTGTCCTCGTATTCCTAGGTCTTTGTTGTTGAAGGAGAAGAAGCGTATGTCTAAGGTGGCTTATGCTCAGGAGTGGAAGGGGGAGTTTATGGAAGATTGGGATCAGTTTTTTCCTACTGATTTGTTGCGGCGGCAGATGACTTTTATTGAGTGGGATAGGGGTCAGAGGTGGGTTGGTTCTTGTTTTTATTTGGGTGTTGATGTGGCTAGGTATGGTGGGGATGAGAACGCATTCGTTATAGTAGAACTCATGCCGGGTATTCATGGTAAGGATCGGTTGAGGGCTGTGAAGTGTTTGACTACTGAGCGGGTTTCGACTACTGATACGATTGGTAGAGTTCGTGAGTTGGATCGTGTTTGGAATTTTCGTAAGATTTTTGTGGATGATGCTGGTGTTGGTGGTGCTGTGACTGATGTTTTGCAGGATAAGCTTGGGAAGCGTAAGGTGCAGGGTCTCAATAACGCCAGCAAATCTATTGAGATTCAGGGTGAGGAGAGGCGGAAAGCGGTGTTGAAAGAGGATCTTTATAGTAATGTTTTGGTGCTTCTTGAGCAGCATCAGTTGGAGTTGATTTCTGATCTCAAGCTTTTGAGGAGTATGCGGTCTATTACTTTTGAGTATAGTGAGAAGATTGCTGGTAGGGTGCGGATTTTTGGTGATTATTCGCATTTGGCTGAGGCTTTGGTGCGGGCTTGTTGGTGTGTTAAGGAGCGTGGTTTGAGTGTTTACTTGTATTGAAGAAAAAAAGAATAAAAAAATAAAAAATAAGGAAAAAAATAGAAAAATATATAAGTATCAACATCTTCTACATTAATCATGGCAGATACGGGCATATTTTGCACTACAGCGGAAGTTGAACGTAAAGCTGGGGCTAATTGCAGTGCTACAAGTAAGGCTGAAGCTTACACTAATGATTATGTAGGACAAGTCGAAAGTTTTATCAACGTGGTCACGAGGTATAACTGGAGTGACGCGTATTCTGGTCTTAATGCAGACGTTAAAGGCCTCTTAAAAGAGGTAGCGTCCAATCTGGCAGCGATATATGTTATCAGCTATGATATGTCTGGTTTCACTTCTAGAGTCGAAGCTGAGGATATGATTAATATCCTCAGGGATGCTGCCCTTAGAGGCCTGGCATTATTAAGAGATAAGAAAACGCAGGACTTTATAACTGGTGCATAATGGTTTTTTTTCCTGAAGAACATGATTTTAAGAAATATCCTGAGCTCACAAACGCTGACTTGGCTAATTTTGGTTTTGTCAGTCCTCATGAACAGATTGAGAGGGATTTTATTGCGCAAGTAATAAAAGTGCATGATGGGGATACGGTTACATTGCGAACAAATTTTCGTGATTTCGATTTTCCGCTTCGACTCGCGAGTATCGATGCTCCAGAACTCAATACTGGTGTGCCAGGCGAAGAGTCGAGAGATTTCCTTAAAGGGATAGTTGAAAATGAAACGGTTCAAGTTAAAATCAACAGGTTCAATAGAGTTGATAAATATGGAAGATTGCTCGGTGACATTGTTGTTAATGGTCAGAATGTCGGAGAGCTCATGCTCATATTTGGATATGCTTTGCCCTTTAATAGACGTTTAGAGGGTGAATTGCCTAATATTAATAAGGAGTTGAGGCTTAATAAATGGTTTTAGAGTTTGGTTTGTTGCAGAGCGGATTGTTTCCTACTACTGATGCTCAGGGTGAGGGTATGAGTTCAGATATATTAGAGAAGATAAGGCAGGAAGCAGGAACTGGTGTCGTGCCGATTGGTAGTATAGTGCCGTGGTGCAAAACTTTAGCTGGTGTGCCTCAGACTTTGGCGAGTAACTGGAAAGAGTGTGATGGCACGGCAATCACGGACTCGGAGAGTCCTATGGTGGGACAAAACGCTCCTGCTTTAAATAATAATAATTATTTTGTTAGAGCAAATACGACAAGCGGTGGAACTGGCGGCAGTTCATCGCACAGCCATAATTTAAGCGGTGGAGCTCAAGTTCAGGGTGCAGCGCATATTTACGCTGCAAGCACGAACTCAAAAAGCCATATACCGCCGTATTATGATGTTGTTTGGATAATGAGGACAAGCTAAAATGCCACAAACAGATATTGCAAGTTCGGAAAGGAGTTCAACGTCGGATTTTGTAGATTATAGCGTGCCTACTGAAGTTACTGATGGTGTGTTACAGACTGAGTTTAAGTGGTCTAATGCGGATTGGAGTGAGTGGTTTGGTTATTACAAAAACATCCCAGAACTTCAAACTGCTGTTGATGCTAAGGCTAATTGGACTATTGGTGCTGGTTTCACGGCTGATGAACCAACAACAATGCTCTTAATGAGTTTTAAGGGGCATGGTAAGGATACTTTTAATACGATCATTAGTAATATGGTTAGGACTTACACTATAGCTGGTGATGCGTTCGCTGAGATTATACGCGATAGTGATGATGTTCTCGTGAATTTGAAACCTCTCGATCCTAGCTCTATTACTATTGTGTATAACAATAAAGGGCGCATCATCAGGTATGAACAGAACACGCCTGGTAGTAAGGATGTTAAGGAGTTTAAAACGGATGAGATTTTGCATTTGTCTCGAAAACGTATCGCTGATGAAATACATGGCATATCAATTATTCCTGCTGTTGAATGGATTATTCTAGCAAGAAATGAGGCTATGAATGATTGGAAACGGGTTTTGCATCGTAATGTTGAGCCTTTGGTTATTTGGCATTTGGATACTGATGATCCTACGCAGATAGCGAATTTTAAGACTAAGATGGATAGGGCTAAGGGTAGTGGTGAGAATATGTATATTCCTAAGGGTACTGTTGTGCCTGAGGTCGTGACTACTGCTGCTAATGCTACTTTGAATCCTTTAACGTGGATTAATCAGTTGAATGATTATTTTTTTCAGACTGTTAATGTTCCTCAGATTATTGTGGGGAGTGCTAAGGAATTTACTGATGCTAGTGCTAAGATTGTGTATTTAAGTTATGAGCAGTCTGTTAAGACTGAGCAATTGTATGTTGAGGAGCAGCTGCTTGCTCAACTTAATATTGAGATTACACTTACTTTCCCTGCTAGTTTGCAGAATGAGCAGTTGAATAGTGTATCTGCTGAGCAGATGGCTTTGGAGAATGAGCCGTTGCAGCAGGCTGGTGAACCGAATAATACTACTGCGGAAGTTGAGGGGCGGTCATAATGGTTGATTTCAGAACTAGCGGTGTTACGTCAAGTCGTTCGTATTCTAGAAGTGGATCTTCTCGAAGCAGTTCTAGGAGTGGCAGCAGAAGCACTACAACCCGAAAAAAGAAGCGTGAAGATGCGTTCTCTCGTCCTGCTTTAGGGCAGGCTATCCCTGGTGCGTTAACTGCTGCTGATCCTGGAACTTATTCTGGTAGTGTAGCTTTTCAGCCTACTCCGTCTAGGTATCCTTTGGTGCAGCGTGGTGGTGAGACTTTAGCTTTGGGTGCTAGCCCGTCAACTCAGCAGGTTCCTGAGTTGGGTATGAGTGAGGCTTTTGCTAAGAAAGCTGCGGGTGTAGGCACTATGCAGGAGATGCCTTTAGACTTTGGTGCTGCAGGTACTGGTGAGGAGGCTTTTAGACAAGCTGTTTTTGGTGATCAACAGGCAAGACCTGGTGAAAATATGTTTAAAGATGGTACTTTTCAGGGTACTGGTGATATGGCTACTACTGGTGGTTTTGCTCCAAATACAGAGGGTGGTGTTTTAGGTTGGATTAAGGCACAAATTCAGGATCAATTGAATTTAATGAATGCTGATCCTACAAGAACTGCTTTAACAAGTGTGGTTAGTCCTCTTTTAAGTGTAGGTGGTGTTGCTTTAAGTACTAATCAATTAAGTACTTTAATGAGAGGTACTAGAGCTGGAGATACGTTAAAAGTTGGTACTTTGGGACTTTCTGGTGGTAAAGGTACTGCTGGTAGGATAGCGGTTAATACGGCTACTGCTAAACAAACAACTACTTGGCTTGGTAAACTTGCTAGGTATGCTAGAAATCCTAGTGTTGTTGCTGGGGCTATTTTGGGTGCTATTGGTAGTTATCCTTTTGCTGGTTTTATTAAAGAGGAAGCTTTGCAAACTACTGGTTTTGCTACTAGAACTGCTTTGCAAAATAATGATTTGCAGGGTGCTGCTGAAGCTATTGCTTTGCAGGATGAAATTTTGGATCCTGGAGTGTGGCGACAGATTACTGCTAAAGTTCCGTATGGTAATGTTTTGGGTAACTTGAAGGATTATTATAAAGCTGCTCGTTTACAGTCTGATGTTTATAAACAAATTTATGCTGATAAAGTTGTTCAGGGACAGGCTGGTGAAAGTGAGGATATGAAGTGGGAGCGTGTTCGTCAGCAAGAGGCTGATCAGTATCAAGCTAATATTGATTATTATAATCAGCAAAGAAAACAGATGCTTGAGTGGGAGTTAGCTGCTAGAGAGGCTAGTAAGGCTCGTGATCGTGCTGGTGAAAGGGCTGCTTATGAGCGTGAGGCTGCTTTTTGGCGTAAAGAGCGTGAAAGGCAGCGTAAGCTTGAGGAAGAGGAGCGTAAGCGTATTGCTGAGTTTTGGCTTGAGTATCGTAAAGCTGTGCTTGAATTAGAGCAACAGTATAAACAACAGACTAGTAGTGCGGGTGGTGGTGGTCGTTCTACTCTTGGATTTGGATTGTTGAGGTGATAAAAAAATGAGTCCAAAATTTGATATTGTAACGCCGAGAACGGCGAAGAAAGCAAAGATTATTATAGGATTCCAGATTGGTATCTGGGGTATGGTTATCCGTTTCGGATTGTACCAGGAGAAGTGATTAAAATGGAGCAGCAAGATATTGATACTCCTAAACAGGAGACTAAAGAAGATGAGAAACCTAAGACTTTGCGTCAAGAGCGTGATGAGCGTATGCTGGCTCAGCTTAAAGAGGCTGCTGATAAGTTGGATAGAGCGAATAAGCGGTTCGCTGCTAATCAGGCTAAGATCGAGGCGGAAAGGGTAGATAAGATGCTTGATGGTGAAGGTGAGGTTAAGGATCCTAAAAAGGGTAAATTGTCTAATAAGGAGTATGCTGATAAGGTTTTGGCTGGTGAAATACCATGAGCAAGAAGAAAAAGGATGAAGTGCCTGTTAAAATTTATGATATTGAGGAAGAAGTATGGATGAGTGTTCGGGATGAAGCTAAAGCTTTAATGGATAATCATAAGAAAAGTATGATTGTTCAAAAGGGAATGCATGATTTAGCTATCCAAAAACTGTCAGAAATAGAAAAGAATAAATAGTAGTTCGTCTTTAATAACTGTACAATGGCAAACGAGGCTACCCTAATAATGGAATATCAGCCGCCTGTCATGTTCACAGTAGCAGATGGTACTGGGATCGAGAAAGGCGCAATTCTAAAACTGACTGATCCAATGACTGCAAGTTTGTCTGATGGTGATGGTGACATCATCGCAGGTATTGCAGCTGAGGAAAAAATTGCTAGCGATGGTAAAACAAAGCTTGCAGTTTACAGACATGGAATCTTTAAAGTGTTGGCAGGTGCTAACATAACTGCAGGTCAAGGTGTTGACACGCACTCTAGTACTGGTGCAGCTAACGAAGTGGCTCCGATTGGTGCTGCTGGCGATAACCTTTTAGGTATTGCGCTTGAATCTTTTAATGATACGGAAACTGGCTTGATTGAGTTAAGACCTATATCGAGGGATATGGCATAATGGCAGATACAAGTGGTCAAGCGGATATTCGTGGTATTGATATAGATAAACTGGCTAAGGGCTTTGCTGATGAAGCATTGGTCTTGAAGCGTTGGGTTACTGTATCTAGTACAAAAGCACGAGAAATAAGGTGGTACAAGAAAACTGCAGGTTTCCTGGATTCAGTAGATACTACTGGTATAACGGCATCGCAGATCGCGAATGTTGCTGAGCGTGCTATACCTGTAGTTGTTGAGCAATCGTGGACTAGGCAGACATCTTATGTACGAAAGTATTTTGTTGAGAGTCCTTTGATTAGTATTGAAGATATTAAAGATTGTGATATAGATATTTTAGCAACTAACGTGCGTGATTTAGTTAAAGCTGTAGCAAACCAAGTGGACGTAAGAATACTAGCGGTTCTAGGAGACGCTCTAGGTACTGGTGGAAGCGTCAATACAGCTGCTGCTGTAGGTACAGGCTGGGATGACGCAACAAATGGCAATCCAGTAACAGACATCACAAATGGCCTGGAACAAATCAGAACATACAGGTATGACATCAGTGATGTTGCTATGTACTTACACCCAACAGATTACACACACTTACTACAATGGCTAATATCAATTAAGGGTGCTAACATCCCTCAATTCGCTAGTGAAAAAGTCAGAAGTGGTGTGGTTGCAGAAATCTTAGGAGTTAAGATAATCGTGAGTGCTAACATGAGTGCTGACACTGCAATCATGTTCGTTCCTAAACGCGCTTGTACTTGGAAGCAATTCACTGGCATCACAAGTGCTGTGATTGATGATCCAGGTATTGGTAAGAAGATTAGAGTTTGGGAAGAAGGTGAAGCGATACTAACTGACCCTAGGGCAGTGCATGTCATAACTGACACGATAACCTAAAGAAAATGACAATAGAAACCTGTGAGAAGTTTTTAGCTGCTTATAAAGCTGGTATGGAAGATGAAACTAAATCTTCCATTCAGCGAGAGCAGTTGAAAAAGAATTATGAGATGATGAAAGCTCGTTTAGCATCTCGTGGCGTGGTTGTAGAAGATACTCCTGCACCTGAACCAGAGCCTGAGGTGGTTGAAGATGGCGACAACTGATATATACACTATTGTTGGTAGTATTCATCCTACAATTAATGGTACTCGGTGGCTTGGTGGAGCTGTTGATGATCAGATTCAGGTTAATGCTGCGGCTGCAGCTGCAATTGCAGGAGCTCACACTAAGGGAACTATGGCGTGCTGGGTGATGGTGCCTGACAGGACTGGCACTTACACAGCTTTTAGCTTTGGTGACGCTAGTGTCGTGGAGTATATGCAAATAACAGTTGAGGCTGGTACTGTTCAATTCGTGCTTGTAGATAATACTACAACTTTAATTGATGTGAATACTCCAGCTAATAGCATTAAGCCTCATCGTTGGCATCATGTAGCTGTGGTGCAGGATGGTACACTGTTAAAAATTTATATTGATGGTGTATTGCAGACTTTGACTTGGACTACTAGAACTAATCCTGGTGCTTGGGCAAGCTTACTATCTGGCCTAGACAGTGGCAGTATTGGTGCTGCTGAAATGGATGGCGCTGGAAACCTTACTCAAGAATTTAAAGGATACATTGGGCATGTAGCTTACTGGGGTGGAACTGTTGCAGGCGCTGCTTTAAGTGAGGAAGAAGTCAGGCGTGCTATGTATAATCCTGCTGGTGTTCAGGCTACTTATTTGCAAAATTATTGGAAGTGTGATGGTGACGTGAATGATGACGGCACTGGAGCTGATAATGGTACTATCGTGGGTGACGTGATCTATGTTTCAGCGAATGAGTTTGCTAGTCGTATGACTTTTGGTTGTGGCACTATGCTCGTGGCTGATAAAGTTGTTATTGGTAGTGGCGATAATATCGCTTATGGTTTAGTTATTCAAGCAG